TTGTGCAGCAGAAGAGCTAGGTGTTACAGCAGCTTTGATTGTATCGCCTACAGAAGCACGAGAGCTATCAGCGTTCATAGTTACAGCAGGAATAAAGCCAACAGCTTCACGGCCTACAACGTCAGCAGCAACATAAATGTCAGTTGCTAAACTATCTAATGTTAAGTTACCCATTTTGGTTCTCCAAAAAAATAATTATATGATTTTGCCGCCAGACTTGACGAATTTCATGCGCTTAATGGCATCCATTGCATCAAATTCTGATCGACTTACTTGTTTGGTATCACCAGCCCCGCTGTTTCCACCCGTTGCGCCACCCCCAGCAGCTTGTGACCCGTCAACCAAAAACGGGTATTCCGCCTTGATAGATTGCGTCAATTCTTGCACAGTGCTGACCGTTAAGTTCCCATTACCGTCCAACACCCTAATCTCACCATCTACAAGAGATAATCGAGATGAAATCTGTTCAGTTAGCAATTTAGCTCGCGCAGTATCTTTTGTTAATGAAGATGCCACTTGTCCCGCTTGGCTTGCTACCTGTTGCTTCTGTAAATTAGCCTTTAAAGTCGCTAACTCTTCAGAAGCCTTTTGCCGTTCCGACTCAGAGCTGTTGTATAACTGCTCAAAATCATTAGCCTTACGCAGCTTTTCAGCCGTTTCAGCCTTAGCCAGCTCTTCAGCTTCGCTTGCCTTTTGCTGTACCGTTTTCTTTTCGGTAAGCAGTTCGTCAATCTTACGCTTTAGACCTGATACATCCTCTTTTGGTACGCCCTCAACATTCAAAGTGTAGCCATCTTCGCCCTGCGAATATAAACCTTGCTGTGAATCGTCTAGCGCTCCAAATTCTTCCGTACTTACACTGTATTTAATACTCATTCTTATAACCCCTAGTTATAAAATATAGGCTACCCTGTAGCCCTTTAGTTATATACCATCTTGCTCATTTATTGTCAAAGAATTGACACTTTCTTCTTCAATTTCTTCTTCAGGCTCCTCTTCAGGCTCTACTTCCGCCTGAATCCTTGACATTTCAGCCTCTAATTCAGCGTCAATGTCTTCGTTAGTGCGGCCATCTTTGATCACACCTTGCAGTCTTGCCAGCTCTTGCATATCTGATTTAGCAATTAGATTGCTTTCATTTAATTGCATTGCAGCCATAAGCATTTGTGGGTCGGCAACTTCATCAAAGAACTTAGTGTTTAAGACGAATGTAGACTCTTGTGTTGCGCCCATAAACATACCGCACCACTCAACACAGGCTTTAATACCCTCTGTTACGTTGTCGGCAATAGTAGTTAGGATAGATGTCTCACCCGCTTGCTCGATAAGGCTTTGAGTCGCAGTCTTCGCAGCGCCCACTTCCATCATTCGAGCGCCAAGTTTACGCATTTGCTCTTCTTTTCTGACCATTAAGCGATCAGCTAGTTGGTTTTCTGACGCTTGCACAACAGAGAAGCCACCAGAGTCACCTAAAAAGTGACCAGCCATCGACCCGACAGTAATTCCGTTAGGGTTAGCTTCTGTAAACTGGCTTAAAGACATAGAAGATGACACGCCAAGGGTAAGTTGACCGTGAACAAAGCAGTTTTCTTCCAAATCGGCAGAATTGCGGTAGTGGGCAATATTAATGTGAGCTACATCAGCTAATGGAGGTACATCTACAGTAGGGTCATTGTTTTCAGAGCCAATAATAAATAAAGGAATGAAATCAAAGAACTCGCCGTTAGCTTTCTTAGGTATATACTCTGCGGTTATAGCTTCGTCATCTTGATATAACTGCTGGGTATAAACGCCATCTCTCAAACGTAGAACTCGGTACTGCTTTTTGATTTCGTAAGAGAACTCGTCATCATTATTGTCGTATTCTTCGCAAAGCACTGCTAAAGCGAGTAATTTCTGACCATTTACCACTTCTACGCGCCAATTAACAAAGTTTTCGGCTGTATAGCGGTTAATCGTGGCCTTTGGGGATAACCTGTTGACATCTTCTAGGCTTAATCCCTCTGCAACTTCAGGGTAGTCAACTAGAAGTGCATGACGGCCTTTAGATATAACCTCACCAGTTACATCCTTAGCCAAACTAACTAGAGATTCGCCAGCACCGTCAGCATTAGATTCTAAATACTCAGTTTCGCTAGGTAATACAACTTCAGGGTGATTTCTAAAGATTGCACCAGTCAATCCGTCTCTAGTCTTGCCAGCAAAGTTGACAAATACGGCGCGAGATAGGTAATTGACATATCTTGTGTCTACCTCGGAAACACCCTCCATCGATGGTAGGTATTTGGTTCGCTTTTTCTTAATAGCACGTTGGCCGTCACAGCAATCTTGCACCATGCGCCATTCGTCTAAGTAAGTTGAGTATTCTGGGTTTTGTTGTTCTACGCTCATAATTAAATCGCAAATTTAAACGGCACTGCCGCTATTGGTTTGATAATTGGCAGTTCGTGGGCAATAGGATAGGTCGCAGCGTCTATTAAGTGATCTAAACCAGAGGTTTTGTCAGGTACGCCGTTATTATCGTAGGTTAATTGCTCTAAACTACTGGAAAGTTCAGGACATTCATCGGAATTTATCAATACTTGGCCTGATTCAAAGGCGGCATTAGCGGCCATGACTCGATCTTTGATAAAAGGGTTCTTCTTCGGTGCTCTACATTCAAATCCTGCTGTTTCTAGCAGAGATATATCGGAAATACTTGCATTGACGGTCTTTCTTGACGCGCCAGACGCATCTGGGTACACCGCAATATTGTGATTAGGGAATTTAGTCTTCAGTGTGTGAATCATGGTTGGCGTATCGTAGATACCCGTCAATTCTTTGACTGCATGGTATATACCGTTACGTTGTACGAAGACTACCGCCGACATTGCCGTGACGTTGAAATCCATACCGACCATAAGGAAGTCAAAGCGATTAATTGTTGCATCGCTCTGGTTTTTGTCGCGGTTATAGCCGTTATAGACAGTTCCTTGGGTTAAGTTGACGAACTCGCCGTTCAAATATGCTGAGAGCAGGTTATTAGGGTAAATAGCCTTTAAGTTTTCCACATAGTCCGAGGGAAGATGCGGATTAGACGCTGTTGGCGCTTGTATTAGTTCAAAGCCTTTCTGGGGATTCTTTTTCCACGTCTTGTAGACGAATTTAAAGCCCTCAGGTGTGGTGGTTACGCCAATTGTATTGGGTTCACCGTTAGGTTTGACTTCACGGTTACGGGCCATAATAGCTCGGAACGCAGCAGCAGCATCGGATTCTTTTAAGGTATCGAGTTCGTCAATATCGGCATCGGCATGGGCATAACCGATGATTCGGTTGATATTCTCCATTGAGCGGAAGATTATCTGACCGTAAGCGCCAAGGTCTATGTAGTTTAGAGGCGACTTGTGTAGTTTATAGGGTATTTGCAGCTCGGTGAGGATTTCCTCGAAACGCGGCCACGCAATCATACGAATCAAATCGTAGGTAGGTTCGTAGAAGCCCCTATTTGTAGTGGGGTTCCTTAATTTACCGATAATGCACCGCTGTACGGCTGCTTCGGTCTTGCCAGCACCAAATCCTGCAACTAGCGCAGGGAATTTAGCCTCTGTATTAATATAATCAAATTGCGGCTTGGTCGGCGTTAATTTAGCCATTCAATGAATAAGCTCCCAAAATCTTAATGATTAAGCTCCCAAAAAATTACAAAGCCATTTACTGATTTCGCAATTCTTGAGAGATTTGGTATACCCCCCCGTAGGGGAGAAATTTTTTTTAGGTCAAACTGCCATCTGGATTAACGATTTCGATGGTAATAGGCTCTACACGAGACAATTGATCGATCTCAGCCTTGTCAGTCTGTCCTAGCATCTGCTTACCAAGCCAAATAGCTAACTGGGTGTTGCCATCCATTGCCATTTCTAACTGTTTACGGCGCAAACCCTTAATTGCCTCAAATCTACCACGATCTACGGCACCTTTAAAGTCTAAATCGTTCTTATAGCGATCTTTAACTGTGGTTTCGGAGCAATTATAGAACTTAGCAAGCTCTATAAACGAGCAATGTGACCGTGAGAGGTCTTCTAACTCAACTAAGTCAAACTCTACTTCTGGTCTGCCTCGTTTTCTATCTGTCATTCGATTTATCCGCTAAAAAGTTATGGGGTGTATTATACGCGCCGTCTTTGTGAATCCATCCGCCCTACCCCCCTCATCATCTCATGGCCAATACCCGTAGGGCTTTATATGCGGCGTGCTGGCCAAAAATTCTATCAAAGTAATGTAATGGGGTCAGTATATGGGGGCGCTGCTTAGAACGCAATAGACGCGCACTAATAGGGATTGACTTATAACAGGCCGTCAAATGTATAAAGTAAATGTTTCAGGTGTTTTGAGTATATTTAAGGCATAAAAAAACCCGCTGATTAAGCGGGCTATTGTGTGTTCTTGTATAGGTGTAAAGGTAATAGATTCCAAAAATGGGAGTGGTTAATCGTCCCAGAAGTGTTCCCAGTCGGTAGCAATGTTGTAGATTAATGCGGCTATCATATAGACAAAGACGGCAGCTAATAATAGTTCTTCAGTTTGACTGATCATAACGAACCACCGTTAGCGTGCTTATCATCCCAATGGTTGTTAACAATGGCCCGCTTATTATCCTGTAGTATATCAATTGCGCACTGTAAGGCGTTGAATAGTTCTCGCTTAGTCTTTGCCCTATAGATTGGGTTGCTCTCAAAATGCGCGCCTAAATCTAACCATTGCCGCAATTCATAATGCGCGCCCACTTGTATTAAGTACTTGCCGCGCTCTGGCATGTCGCTATATATAGACTCCTTAAGCCTATGTTCACTTAATGCATTTAGTTCGCGCGCCTGTGCGTGCAAATTAATAATCTTTATTCTATCAGTCATAATTTTACCCTTTTATTATAGCATTTAAGCCATTGTTTTTAGTGTATCTAATGGCGCAATTTGACGTGAAACGCAGCCGCTTATTTTGCCCCTATATACCTTAAGCTGATCAGGTACAAAAGCGGGATTTGTCGACCTGAAATATACCTGATAATTGACGGTTAACTCTAACGGATGATGTTTACGCTCGTATGCGCTAACGTAAGCGGTTAACATTGTATGCGCGTGCTTAATACCGCGTGCTTTAAAATTTGCGCCTATTGTCTCAAATAGGCCGCCGTCTTTATGGTATACCTCAAAAATACAATAATTAAACATTATTCGCCCCTTATGAATTTAGCCATTCGTCGTATGTTTTTATATAAGCGCCAGTGCCTTGTAAGCAGTCGCAGTATATTTTATAGCGCGTCCATAGGTCGCCGCGCTGGTTCTGGTCGTTATAGTCACTGTATAAAGCATTCTGTAATTCAGTCATTTTCCTTTATCCTATCGCTATTAAATCGGGATTAACTATAAAGTCACTATCGCTGGTCTTTGCTTTACCCTTGGCTAACAATCCGACTATCTTGTTATCAGAATTTAGCGCGTTTATTAAGTCGCTCTTATCGCCGTTTATAACTTCCTTACCTAAATACGTTTTAGGTAATCGGCCCCTGAATACTACGGCAATTGGTGCGCTAGTCTTAGCTGCTCTTTTTACGCTGTTTTGATATTCCTTTTTGCCGCTATAACTAAAAATAAGCTTATAATTTTTGGGAGTCTTATCTAAGCGGCTGGCGTTTTTTGTATAGTCAAAGAATTGTATTTCCGGAAACTTATCAATAATGCCCGTTTTTTCCCATACTATATCGCTGATTGTATTAAGCCGCGCCGCCGGTTTTTTACCCTTTTTAATACTGTTTTTAACATGGTTTAACAGCTCACGTTCAAGCTGGATTAAAAACGCTTTTTTATCATTATGATAATAATCCGTCTTTTTTTGGCGTGCTATGTTGACGCTCTTATATACGCCCGCGAATCCGCTACTTTTTAAGCATGGCTCAAAACATCCCGCGTTTTTAGAATGCGGACACAATATAGGATCCGGCATAAGCGATAGGCTGGCCACTAAAAAATCCGAACCTTTGTTAGTCTTTTCAATTTTTATGTTACCTGTAGTGCTTAATAACTTCATTTTATGCCCCTGAATAGTTTGTAATAATATAAAAAGCAATGGGTGCGCCCAACATAAAGCCGCTTAATAGTCCTGTAATGGTTTGAGCTAGAATGCTAGGCAATATTAATCTAGTTGCTCCTTTGCCCGCTTTACGCGTCTTATACGCGCCGTTTTTATAGTCGTGAGTAATCATTATTCAGCCTCTAATTGTAGTAATTTGGCAGAGGCTATAACGTCATAGATTTTATGCTGGCCCTCAATAATTTCTATATATTCGCCATTAAACAGGCCGGTTATTACGCGCCCAGCACGGTTAATCAATTCCACTTGCGTCATGTGCATCTGCGCAGCAATTAACACTTGTGAAAAGCTTTTATCTTGTATCGCGTTTTTAAATTCGTTAAATGTCATTTTGTAATACCTTTTTAGTTTGGTTTATATACGCCCGCCAGCAAAGGCGGGTACTTATAACGAAGTATAGGCCGATAATTTCAATTAACAACTCTTTTCTTTGCATTATGTATACATATTTAAAATGGGGCTTATATCAATGCGCACGACTGGCCGCTATAGTCTTTAAACATAAAGCGCGGCTTTTTTTCTTGCTTCTGTTTATAGCTATTCGCTTTTTATTATTATTTGATATTGAAAAGCGCTATAGAATGCGGCTTTCAAGGCTGTTTTAGTGGTTTTGCCTACTTTTTAGCCTAAAAATCGACTCAGTTTTGGCTATTTTCAAATAGTTCTGCAAAACTTCTGATAAATCTGTTTGCATATAGGCATATTTCAGCAAATCCAATGAAATACC